CAAAATTGGCGTTTAGCAATGAATTGGTTTACGATTCAGTTCGATGATCGATTAAAAGATCATTTATAAAAAATGGAACTTACACAAAATAATTTACAGGCTCTAGGTTCCAGATCTAAACATCTAATTCTTCAAAAAGAATGTCATTAATTTTGTTCCCTTCTTGATTTTCCTTGTCATTACTTTGATCAATTTTAACTTTCAAAGCACTGTGAAAACGTTCAGCTCCCTCTTTCGTTAATCGAATTATTTTAGGTTTACTTGAACTGCTGGAATCAACCAAGGAATCGTACATTTGCACACTAATGAAATCATCACCAAGCACTTGTTGTGCATATTGGATAGCATCTTTTACACTTACTGGTTCAGGTTCACCAAACAAGCCTACATTACTACTATCTAAAGCCTGTTTCTCTGCAAATTCAGCTAATGCTTTAAATAACATACTCATTTTTTTTGAACTGCGGCTATTCTTGGCGAGAAATACGGCGAGCTCAGCAACACCTTCTCCTAGATCCTCAAAAAGCCCTTGCTGCTTTACAAACTCAACAATATCTTGATCATTTTGCTTTGCAGATAAAATGGTATTTGCTGCATCAATAATTGCATTAGCAACACGTTGATCAATGGCTTGCTCCATTCCATCAACGATTTGATCTGATATATCTTGAACATTTCCACGACTTATAGCTTGCGCTTCAATAAATTTAGGCGCAGCAACACCAAGCGCATTAAGCATATTTTGAAGATCTGGTTTTGTATGATCAGCCATCATTTCTAGCAGACGATCATCATTGTACGCTTTACTAAAAATTGCGGCCTTGATTCTGTTTATCAGTGCTTGTGTTGGTTTTTTATCTTTCGTTGTGTACTGGGCAGCTTCTGTATCACCTAATTTACTTAAAAAACCTTGAATAAACTTTTGATTACTTACTGCTAATAAATCGCCATCTTCACTCGGGTTAAAAAGAGCCAGTAAATTCTCATCTAAACGTTTAGCATCAGCTTTAGCACGTTCAGTTGCTGTAAAAGACAACTTATCATCTTGGTTAGCATCTATGGCAAATTGAGCTCTATCAATCTCAGTTGTACGAATACGTATCAAGATTGGTTGAGCTATTGCTTGGACCTGCTCACTGCTAAAGCCAAAGTAATCAGCTTCATCAATCAACCATTGTTTATACTCATCTGCGGTACCGCGCTCATAGGCAAGCTTGATTGCCATTGTTCGGCCATTTCCTGATTCAACAACTAAATCATCACCAGTTATCGGTGCTCCCGTGTCTGCCCGACCTGAGCGGCCTAGGCTTTCTGGGTCTAAATCATTAGCAGTTTTCTGTACCCATGCTTGTGAGGATTCACGACTACGATCTCGTGGCTGCAATTCTTGCGGATAATTAGGGTTTTCCGCACCAGTTGCTGTATGAGATGCAATTACTTGATTAATATCAACTAAAGCGAATACAGTAGAAATCTTTTGTCCTTTGGCTGTTTTCACATTATTAGTTCTACCCTTCAATAGCCCAGTAAAGGGCTGTTTAGGTTTAAAGAAACTAATCATTTGATCAATTACAACTAATGGATTTTTAGCAATATCTTGAATAGAAATTAGATTTAAAGTTGTCATTAGATATTCTCCGCTTCCATTTTTTGCACTTGATTCAAGAGTTCTGTCACCGCTGGAATAAGAAGTGGATCATTTAAGTCTTTTTCTGCTTCATCTCGAATTTGCTCTAATAACTCAAGATTAACTTTAACCTGCCCTTCAATTACTGAACGGTAAAGTTGATTACCTTCATCATTTGTCGTACTAGGCTGAAGATCTTCAACTTCTGTCGGAGCATTTAGTTCTTTAGATTCATCATTATCTGAATTTTGGGCTGGCTCTTTATTACTGAGGCGATCCGCTAAATGTTCATCTGCCCATGCTCTTGAATATTCATAAAATGCTGTTAAATATTCTGGTGAACCTTCGGCCCCATTCCAGTTTTTTAAGAATTCACCACGGCGATCTGAAACCCAAGCCATAAAGTCTATGTTGTTAGTATCTTCAGGCTTTTCCAAAGTGTCTAACCATGCTTGCATCATTTTGTTTTCAGCTTTACCAGCTGCACGTGCTGCTAAAACTTCTTCATCTCTTTTTTGTTTAGCTTCATTTTCGGCATCAATAAGTTTTTTTGCTTCTAATTCTGCTTGCTGTTGAGCCAAAGCCTGGTCATCTAGTTCAGAAATCCATTCACGAGCCCAAACTACCGCATCAGAGTCCCCCTCTAGAGCCTTATTGATACGTTCAAAGAATGCTTGGTAACGTAAACCATCTTCACCTGCCCATTCAGGATCAGCATTTAAACGCTTTAAATCGGCTTTTAAACGTTCGGCTTCTTCATCAGAAATACTATCTGGTAACTCATTATCAAGACTATTCTCTTTAATGATTCCTTCATTTTCCTCAGATTGCTTGGTTAACAATGTATTTTGCAACTGATCCAATTCGTTTAATAAATTGGAAATTTCTGCACTTAAAGAATTTAATTGACTTTGTTTTTGCTCGAGGCGTAGTTCAGCATCTGCTAAAGCCTTGGCCTTTTCTGCTTTCTTAGATTGTAACCGCTTAAAACGATTACTATTTTGGTTAATTAACTTCATAATTCGACCAGCGAGAACTGGAATTGAAATTCCTTCTCCCTGATTAGGCTGGATTGCAGCAGTAATATCCCGATTGTTCATTAAAATCTTCCATGAAATTAATGAATCTGCTGGACTAATTTTTTTTGATAATCGATCTGGCTTATGAAAAAGGATTGTGAAGTTTTGGCCGTCATCAAAATCATAAGTAAGGGCAATTTGAAGGACTTTTTTATGCTTAAAGGGCTTACTTTCCGTAACGTTAACGATTTTGACGCCAGTTTTTGAAAACTGATCCATAGAGTGATGCAAAATTGCAGACAGCTGCTCTAAATGCTGGTAATCAACGATAATAGAGTCATAATGCGCTTCTTCGACGCCTAGACTAGATAAAAGCGTAGGTAACCCATCAAATTTACTTAATAATTGGCTGTGATCATCATTTCGTTGCATATCTAAAAACAACTTAGAAATATCACCCTCATGAGAAATTAAATTGATTCCATCCCATTCAGGTTTTTCAGCTGCGACAACATTTTGTAATTGTTCTAGTTGCCATCTTTGAATCGGTTTTGCACCCGTCAAATTAAATTGTTGTGAAGATAAATGGCGCTTAAGTCCAAATTGATTTGTTTCAATAACATCTGTAACACAAGCATCAAACATTCGGCCAAATTGCAGTATCGCTAAATCAGCTGCATGCTGGTCATCGATAGCGCCTAATACCGCAACAGAATCAAACGCATCTATCCCACCCTTTTTACCTTTTAAATTTACAACACGCCAGAAATCATTTTCAGTGTAATCTTCAGTGACTAAAGCATTAATTTGACGGTAATCACCCTTAATAAACCCAATTGAACAAGCACCACTATTCACCATGGAGTCAAAACCATGTACTAATCGGCTTTGATGTGGTGCGTGTGTTTGAATGAAAATTGATTTAACACTCACGGAGTTATCCTCATTTTAGTTTGAGGATATTTTCTCAATTAGGTGAATCTATAAAGGCAATGAGTTCCATAGCTTATTTTAAGTTGGGAAACATTTTTATGAAATTTAAAGTAACAATGGCATGTGCTTTATTAGAGGCATCAAGGGGCAAATTGCCTGCTTGAAGTGAAACTAGATGCTCAATTTCAAATTGGTTCTGATTTCTTGCAGCTTTATCAAAAGCATATATTTTTAATCTCATTAAGTATTCAATTGGTGGCGACTGAGTACCATCTTTATTAAACATTATTTCTTTTATAGCTTTAGCACTATTCGCAATAGCTGCTTCTTTAGTCTCAATAAATGAAATGCTCAACTCATTTGAAGCATTACCAGTTACATGGTTGAGTTGAAAATGCCCCACATGCACTGCATCGGTTTGGGCATCTAGTAGTGATACCTCTACATTATTGGCTAACCAAGCAACTTTGTTTGAAGGATCAAAAATTGGAATATTTGCTTGAGCAATTTTACTGTTTGCACGGTACGGGCGAATTTCAATTCCAAAATGGGCCGCTGAAAGTGTCCCTAATGCGTAAAGTTCCTGATAATGTGAAACAGCTCGATCAACAGTTAGCCCAGACCACAAGACAGGATTCTTAGCAAAACGTTCTTTAAACGGATTTAAAACGTTTCCAAAACTGTTATTTATAGTTTTATTCTGCGTTTCGTATTCAAAGAAAGCCATTATTCTTCATCCTCTGGAAATTTACGGCTCTTAGCAATACTTTCAGCTAATGTTAATGCTTCCTCATATTTCATACCTGTATCGCGCTCAAGAATGTACGCCATAATATCTACATCTAAATTTGATTCTTTCAATGATGCGATTACTTGTGTTTTAAGTAATGTTGTATTCATTCTTGATTGAGCATTGTTGATTTCTTCTGTAGCTGCTGCAGTTTGGTTTGAATAATATTCAACTTGCCAAGGGTAATCTTCAGGCTCAAATTGTTCGTTGTAAGCAAACCCCCAATCCAAATGAAGAATTTGATTAATCCCTTCGGAAGCTGCTGTTCGAATATCTTGTGACCTACGCATGATTTGTGCAGAAGTATGGAATGCTCCACCTTCTCCTATACCACCAGTTAACATATCAGCCCAACCGACCATGCTTGGATCTAGACCAATTCCACCCATCAGCAAACGGACATTAATCATGAACTGTTCAATATTAATAGGTGAGCTTCGTTGATTCTTGATATCACCCACTGGATTTAGAACTTGTTTTTCATCAAATACCGGAAGCATGTGAAAAGCAGTATTCCAAACTGCTTCTCCACCTGATAAAGCATCACGGACATAAGCCTCATGATTTTTAAGTAAACCTTCTAAACCACGGATATAAGCTTGACGTTGTGCTGGTGGCATTCCCGACATATTTACTGTCAAGAACATCTGATTTACGGTATCTGCAATTTGCTGGCTGTTCATAGATGCCAAAGCAAGGATTACATCATCATAAATGTCTTCAATTTCGTAAAGGAATGAGCCGCCCAAATGCGCAGGTAAGATAGGTAGCTCATCTGGATCATCCCCCTCTAACATTTTCGTGACTAGACCAGTTTCTACAAGCTCATATTGAGCAATATTGCTCATACGGGGCATTTTGAAACGTACCATTTGAATAGTATTCAGTTTGGTAATAGTTTTTTGCCAATTACGAGGATCTAAACAAAAAAAGGCGACAGTCTTACTGCCTTGTTCGAAAGGTTGTATTAATGGTGGATAAGTATACTCATTACATACGAGGTCAATTACACCTTGATCTTTTTTCCCGTAAATACGTGCATAAGAATCACCAAATGAAATTGCATCTCGGGCTAGCTTGCTTAAATACTTATTGATCAGCTTTTCCATCTTTACACGGCGCTCATCTAGTTGTTTTTTTAGTTTTTCAGCTGCTGGTCCATTCGCCTTTTTTAACCGTTCTGCGGGCGTAATAAAGACTTGTTGGCCGCTATAAGAATCTCCGCCTAAGGCTGCAGAAACATGAATCCCCATACCCTCTGCGATAGGTGCAAAGCGTAACATTCTCTCCCATTTAGTAAGAATTTCTTTTCGAGTACGCTTCTTATTGGCTTTGGTTTGGTTAGTCCCAAGTGAAAACGGAGCCATAGTTTCATATAGCTGCGCTGTTGCATCCTGATTAGACGTATCGAATTGCTGATCATATGAATTAACATTTTCACCGAGTAACAACGATAAGAACCGAGAAGACATAACTAAGCCAAAATACCTAAATAATTAAGTATTTTGATGACTAATAATTTTTAACTTTTAGATGGGTTCCAAAGTGAATTGGAACCAAACAGATTTAATAAATATCCAGCATGCAATTCTATCTGAACATATTTTCAATCTGTTTTAGAGGAAAAGCTCATGGCTGAAGTTAAAGTAAAAGTTTTTACTGATTTAGATATTGAATTGGCTCAAAAAACGAAAGACATTATTAATGCTCAACGTTATAACAATCGACCTGCATTTAAAACATTGAATTTAGGTTGGGATCTAGAAACAGGTGCTGTAGCAGTCCATTATGAACTTGTTGATGACACGCCTATGGTGGTAGACCAGCCAGCTTAGAATTAAAAAAAGCGCTCATTAGAGCGCTTTTTTGTATTAACCTTCTCATAAGTCAATCAAATCAAGCTCTTCAATAGAGGTTGCTTTATATATCTTATCTCGAGCTATTCTTCCTCGCTCGTGGATACTTTCAATATGGTTTGCCAAAGCTATGCGTAGTTCATTGAGCTGTTTAGTCGATAAAGATTCAAAAGTATTATCTTTTAATGTCCAAACAACGGGTACTCCTACCATAGCTGCAGTAACAATACGCATTTGAGAAATTGCATCTGAATCATAAATATGACCATCATATTCAAATCCAGAAAATTCAAATTCGTCTCTTTTAAGTTTTATCTCATTCCACTTTCTGTCTTGGTGCATTTCTAAAGAAATTGTATCAACCCATTTTTTTTTGAAGTAATTGAACTCAGAATGCAATGTAGTTTTTGGAGGAAGAGGAATAAAACATTTCTCCACAAAATCATAAAAATGAGTATTTTTACTAATACTCTCTTGATTAGGTCCTACTTTAATTAAAGTAGAACCGGTGGGCTTATTTATTTCTGCATATTCGATTTCACCAGCACATTTACCAAGAATTTTCCCTGACTGATCAATATACAAGAATGTGTCCATTGTTAACTCACTTTTTAAGAATTACTGCATAGACAGTAATAGCATCACAAAAATAATTCTTAATTAGAGTACTAGTTAATAAGGCAAAGTTAATCGCTACAGTTCCATCCGCTGTTCCGACAGGTAATGAAAAAATTTGGACACTACCAGTACTTGCACCATTAACACCAAAGGTATTTGAACCGACACGATATTCTGTCAAATTTAAGGGAGTTAAATATTGATGACCTGAAGCGGTAATACGAATTTTTGCGAGTACACTACCAAAATTATATCCACTGTAGTTAGAACTATTCACTGTAGTGTCACAATATGCGAATACAACCGTTGTATATCCCGTCTTTACTGGAACACTAATTGTCCCCAATTGAATATCAGGACATAAAGTCCTAGATGGGTTACCAGTGAATCCAGGATTATCTCCATGTGGTCCTTCTATACTTGAGTAAAAAGAATCACTCACGGCTCCATTTTTAATTTTAATAGAATCAAGTGAAAGGTCTCCAATTCGATCTACATTTAATTTTCCTACAGTAATTACATCCGCATTAAGATTTTTAATAAATACATCACTATTCATAACCACTTGATTATCTTTAATTATAAATGGCATATATTTAGTAGAAGAAGTACCTGTTGTGAAAAAAATTCTATCAGCTTGGAAACCTATAGAAGTTTGGACAGTTCCATTATTTTGTTCACTTACCATGGATAAACCAGAGAAAACACCGTTGTTATCCATTCCCATTACGTATTTACCTTTCATCCCGTTGATCAAATCAACTTGAGACTTAAGATTAATTGCATTTGGCCCATATACTGAAGTGAGAGTTTGAAGTGAACCAACGTAAGCTCCTACATCCGTGGTATATGTAGTTTTAAAACTCTCAAATTCAGCAATATTGTCTGCATCTTCAATATCGATGTAATCTAGATCTACTTCGCCTGCTTGAGCTGCATAATTGCCGATAAAAACAGGAGTAAAGAAAGCTGCTTTATTTGCAAATGTTCTGGGGTTTGTAAGCGTTCCAGCCCCACTACTTGCACCAGCAGATCTACCTTTGAAATAAGCAACACCCGTCACCCATGTACCCAAGGCAGGTGCAGCGCCACCCACCACATAATGACTTGAGCCGATATCTCCATTAATGTAATTAGCGTCTGTAATAAATGCAGTTTTTGCGGCATTAAAACAGGTGGCCCCCACATAAACGACACCAGCACCTGACACTCTTCTGTAGCGGTATTTAATCCGGTACATCTTATTATCATCAATTGGTAAGGTAGAAAACCAATTCAACCATACTTCATCGTTTCCTGAATTATCTCCCATTCGTAATGCATAACCACCACGACAAGTTTGATCTTCAATTAAACGCATTCCTATTCTTGAGCCGCTAGGCGTTCTGTTAATCCAATCTTTCTCAAAAGTTTGCAAAGCAGACGCCATAATGGTTTGGCTATTTGCTGAATAGAGGGCTGATAATCTTTCATTGGATGAAGCAACTGCCTCATTCAATTTTGAAGAAGTCACATAATCTCTTTGTATGTCAGCAACTGTTCTAGATGCTGCAGCAGCTGTGTCTTGAGCTTTTACAATTTCTGCAAAAATTGGTACTGGTACAAGTGACGAATTATATTGAATTGGTTCAATAGATTGTCCCAAAGCTGTGAAAGACTCAGTTTTAATAAGTGGTGTAATCGTTTTATAGTGTGATATATCATATCTCGCCCCACCCCGTAAAAAGACAGTTTCAATTGAAGAGTTAGGCATTTGTTTAATGTTTATTAAAGGTGATTGTGCAGTCCAGCTAAAAGAGAACTTATCAATAATTCTATTTTCTGCTTGAGTTCCCCAGCCGTTCGCTGTAACACTCCACTCACAGTTTAAACTAAAAGTGCGGGTATAATGTGTTGCCCAAGGAACATTATTATTACCTTGATTTCCTAAAGTACAGAAAACCTTAAAGTCATATCTTTGTTTAATAGCTGCTAACTGAAGAATAACCGGATAATAAATATCAGGATTTAATGCAGTTAAATCAACGTTAGTAACAATGTTCTCTTTTAGGCTCTCTGTACTTTGTTGCAAAGGAACAATATATTCAGCTTTAAGTTGAGTTGATGCTGCTGCAATAGCTCTTTCAATATTTGTATTAGTTAGGTCAGAATTAAGAATATATGCACTATTTGTTCTATCCAATTTAGAAGACATTTCAGTAAGTTTACTTGCCCATGTTTCCTTAAAATTAGTTAATGTCCCTAATGATTCTGTAGCTGTAGAAACGAAATCTTGTAAATTAGGATCTGCAGATGCATAGTCAGTTACGTCATAACATTCAATTTGAGCTAAAGTCCAGATTAGAGGGCTTTCAGGTGTTGGGGCTGGTCCACCCGCTACATGTACGAATCCAGAAGTATCGAATATTCCGGTGGCACCGGATTTAACCATACGAACATAAACTTCAAATCTCCCCGTCCCGTCAGTGCTACCAATGAATTTATCTACTGATCCATCGCCCATTAAATTTGCTGCAGGATATAACTTGTAGCCGATAGGTAATTTAATCAGGTATTTAATGATAAAAATAGCATTTGAACGTGTGAAAAACTGTTGATGAAAACCGCCGAAATTCGGGCTTGCTGAACCAGTTGTAACGATTCTAACCTCATGAGTTGAAGTGGTCGGATTGTCAGCACTTTTAACTTCACGAGTAACACTAACTGTACCATTCTGAAGATTGTTGTAAGTGCCGACGTTGTTCATTCCTTTCTTGAAATTTACATCACCGTAAAGCAACTTACCGTTAGTAATCATCATTGCAAGCTTAGTTGTATTTTCTAATGCTGAACCCAGATTGTCGGTGCTTGTTTGGAGCTGAGTAATATCATTATTACGAAGATTAATTAAATCTTTTGATGTTTGATCCGCTGCTGCTTTAGTAGTTTTTAATACCGTTGAAAGTCCACCTGGTACAGAAGCGTCATATTGCTGAATTTGTTGTGCAATAACACCTTTGTTAACATCAGCATTGATAAATGTATCTTCAACAAATTTCGCATTTTGTTTAAGAGTAGTTTTAAAGCCTCCTTTGAAATTAGGAGCAGAATTGCCACGACTGATAAACATATTAGTGATGGTAATTGTCCCACCTACAGGTGCATTATCAAAACGTATGCCCAAAGGTACAAAGCCAAAGTCCGTAGCTTTAACATTGGTTGGGAAAAATCCTGTCAACTCTATTTCACCATTTTGTGAAATAGTAAAACTAGGCAACCCAAGAAGATAAGTAGCGCCATGAAATTGAATTATACACCCTGCTCCAACAAGTCCAGAAGTTGCTGTGTATTTAATGCGCATTACAATTGGATCACCAAGACCAATAGGTAAATTCTTATGTTCGTATTGTAATTCCCAGACTGGAAAAGTTTGATTTGTGCCTGTTGAAACATTTAATGTTTTGGTTTCATCTCCTAATAAAATCCAATTGTCTTCTGCGTATTGAATAGTATCCAGTTTTGCTGAAAAAGATTTTATTTCTTCTGCAAATACTTCTTTTGCATCAGATCGAGTAATTTTTTGTTGAAGAATTTGAGCGTGATTTTCTAAAACTTTTTGCAAGTTTCCACTGTTATTTGCCAAACCTAGAGGAATGCCACTAACGACCTGAACAGCAACCATAATCTGTTTTGCGCCATTCAGACCAGAGTCAGGAGTTGCATGAAGTTCAATACCTCTTCCCGCTCCGATTCCCTTCTGCCCAATTAAAATATAAGCATCTCTGCCTGTAATCTGATCTAGAGTAAATTGATTTGCGCCTAATGAAAGTAATGCTGGTTTTACACTATTCAAATTCATTGCAATGTAATCATAGTTAGTGATAATCACAAAAGTATTTTGAGGTAATGACTGAATTGCATTACTCATTGCTACTGCATTAGCTGGGTCAGCATATGTATCGTATCTCGTAGAGGTTGCAATCGAGCCATCTGCTGCTAAAACATGCACAGAAAAGCCGCGGTTAGAAGCTACAGATATAGTCTCACCTTTTAAGTTCTTGATTCCAGTAAAATCATTATTCCAGCCTGAAGAATAAACTCTGTAATTAAAGACTTGTCCTAGATCTTGATTTAACTGCTTGTAATTAGAATCCAAGCTATTAATTGATTGGGTTATATTTTGTTGATTATCACTAATTGTAGAGTTTATTTCCTGAAACTTCCCATCAACTGTTAATTTATTCGTATCAACAGTTGATTTAAGAGTTGTATAATTTTCAGTTAGTACTTGGATCTTTTCTAAATTTTTCTGAACATCTGTTTTAGTGCCTGTAATTGCTAATGAATTAGCTTCTAAACCTTTCTCAATTTCACGAGGATTTTTTCTAAATCCTGTTGCTAACTCGCCTTTCTCTAATTGAACTTCACGAATTAAGAAATCAGGAGCATACCCTACTTGAGCACATAGGATAATATTAATATATTGTAAGTTGTTGATATTTGTATCAAAAGTATAAGTACATAATACTTCTTTATCTGTTGCAATATTCCATTCATTAACAACCTGGTTATTACCAGTACCATCATATCTATGGATGATTAAAAGCAAAGTTTTTTGTGCTGCAGTTAGAGCTTTGGCTTTAAGTGACAACGTATAGGTTTGATTAATTTCTAAACCATCAGCTATCGTAATTGACTCTATAAAACCTTTAAAATAAGTAGACGAATTCGTAGAGCGGAATCTCCCCCAGTTTGCGCCATAAGCATCCTTAAAAACTTCTAGAACATTACCTTCAACACCAGCATTCTGACGCCAGTTAGAGATTGAAAAAGGCGCATAGAAATCACCATTCTTGATTAAATTGTCTCCACCACTAGACGAAATTGTTGCTTTTAGAATTTTACTTTCTTCAGCAATAGCTTTATTTGTTTCTGCTTTTGTATAACGGGTGCTATCCAGTGTTGCTGAACTATCTGTCCATAAATTCCCGAACTTCTGCTTAAATTTTGCTTCCAAGGCATCTGTAGCTGTGGCAACAGCTTTATTGGTGTCAGCAGTAGTCGAATAATTTTGTAGTTGTGTAGCGCGAACAAGTGATGTGTCTACATCTTTGTCTGTTAAAACGCTATTTACCCGATAAGCTTGTAACTCCCACCAACCGCCACTGCCATTGTGTCCAAGTGCAAAACCTAACTTCATTTGTGGATGAGTATTAAAAGTTACAACCTGTTCGATATATACCCATTCTTCGTTTGCTGGAATTCTATTTAAAGCAATCACTGATGCAGTGATTGTAGCATTTGAAAAACTACCATCTGCTTTGCCATACATAGCCGTAATGCTGCAATCACCTGTAGAATCTGCACTTCGGCGAACCCAAAAGCTAACTTTATAAGAACGATTTGTCGGTAAAGCTTTGCGGCTATATATCCAACATCCTGCTTGATTCGATGAATCTTTTCTAAATACGGTATTGCCAACTTTTCCTGTAATTGTTGTTTTAAAGTGGATTTTCAAATCATAACTATAGTAATTAATCCAATCGTCAGGATTTTTTAAATTAAAATCTGGCAGTAAAGAGTCACTATCGTTAGCAGATTCAATAGATGCTTTAACATTTTTAATTTGAGCATTAAGCTGATTAGTTTGATTTGCTGTAGCTTCGTCTAACTTTGCTGTGGTTGCATAGTTCTGCAGTGCTTTTGCGGTGTTGTCGATATTTTTTTCAGCATTTGAAAGTCCAGTTTCAAGACTTGATGTTCTCTTTGTTAGTGCCTCCTTTTCAGTCACATATGTTTGTTTGAAATCATTAAAGTTTGCATTAACTTGGTCTACTGCAGCGTTGTAGTCATAAGCACTGGGGATCCACGATTCAGTAGTGATTAAGTCACCCCTGACAAGCACTGCCCAATAAACCGTTCCGACTGAACCTTGAGCAGCAGTAGGACTGTTAATCATGTAAAAATTTAAAGCACGTTTTTCAATAACTTGATTATTTTTAACAAAGGTTATTTTATTAATAACTTTGCCATTTGTATTAACAACGGATTGTAAGGCTTGCTGACCTCCCCCAGCATAAACTGCCAAATTAGAGTTTGTATCCGCACCATTTCTTTGATGTTCGGCACACCACATTAAAGTGTATTTTGCGCCTACCTCCCAATCCTCGCCTAGCTTATATGAAAGATGAGGATATGAAGTTCCGTTATATTTACCCGCAACATTTGACTGGATAAGCAAATTCGAACCAGCAGCTGCGGCTCTACTCAAACTTGCAGAGAGTGCTGTTGCTTGCTCTGTAACTGCTTTAATCTGTCCAGCTTGTTCTGTTACATCTGATTTCGTTGCTTCCAATGCTTCTGACGAAGCCTTTTTATTTACTTCATTATTAGTTAAATTTAGATCATTTCTAAGCTTAGAAATATCTAAACTTTGAGAAGACAATGTTTCGCCGTGCTTCTTAACTTCCGCTTGAGTGATCTTAATCGCTTCTGCATTAGCATTTAATGAGCTTTGCGTATCCCGAGGGCTTGGGCTCCATGCTGTAGGTTTATTGCCGGCTTCGATCTGTAATTTTTGAATTGTTGGAATTCGGCCTGAGCCATATGTACCGTAAAACTCAATTGTAGATTCAGTTGAACTGTCAGTGTTTAATTTAGGAAAAACCGTCACTGCAAATTTTTGAAATTCATTTGCTTTAGTTACTGTAACTGAAGTTGTGAAAAAGTGGGCAGAACCATTAGATGAGTAAACCTGAACCGAACCGGCAACAGGTACACTCACTTCAAATGAAATGGTAACCGGCTTATCTAAGTTTTCGTCATAAAAAACTTTTAACTCTTTGCTTCGTTCATACATTAAGTATTCACGACTTGTTGTAGCTGTCGATGTTCTAGAAGCTTCTGAATTAGCAACAGCATTAACACCACCGATTTTTAAATTATCTACAGCAGCTGTTATATCAGTCGATACACGGCCCATTGCACTTTCGAGATCACTCTTTGTAGCTGTTTTCAATAAAGCTTGAGCATTGCTCTGAATACCTGTTTCTGCATTCTGCATTCTTGTTTCAAGCTTACTGGTCCTTTCAGCTTCAGCTTCTGTTCTGTTAGTTGCTGTTTTGAATAAATCATTTGCTGTTGCAGTTGCATCATTAGCTGATGCTAATGAGTTGTTATCTTCAACAATAATGTAATTAAGCTGACAAATTCCTGTCTGGAAGTTGTAGTTTGCAATAAAGATTGGGGCATAAAATTCAGCTTGCGCGGGGAAGGTACGCGGATTATCAATTGTCCCTAAGCCAGTTGCTGCCCCAGTAGACTTACCCTTCATGTATAAAACTACTTCTTGCCACTCACCTAAATTAGGTTTAATGGCCGACAATAAGTAGTTAGAAGAACCCATATCTCCTGCAAGGGTGTTTGTAGTCGTTACGTATTTACTTTGGTCTGCATTTTTGCATGCAACACCAAGATAAATAGATCCATTTTCACCGGTTACACGGCGGAAACGTGCACGAACCCTATTAAGGGTATTGCTTTTGTATATATGTAAGCGTGAATGGTTCCATATTTGAAATTAAGAAATGCATGGATTATTATATATACAAAGCCCGCTCCACTTATGACACGAGAACGTATAGGGTCATAAGTGTAGGTTAGAAGATGTCGCAACCCATCTCTAACTACCGGGCTTTTTTTAATGCACTTCAAAAGCTGTAAGCAGCCATGCATTACTACCTTCTCGCTTAATCAATGACGCTTCATGCGAATTAAATAAAATATTTATTCTTGTAGATAATCCACGTTCTGTACGCCGTTGTGTACTACCTTGAGCGATTGTTTGCACAATAGTATCCACAAGCATATGCACAACTTCATCATATGTCATGCCATCACTTTCCATACGGCGCTTGATAATATGCTTAATGCCCTGTTTATCACTGCCATACTCAAAATCCACCCAGCCTAGATCATTACGATACATAGCTCTATGCACTGTGGTTTTTTCCATAATGGCTTTGTTCATTGCAGCTTTACCACGTGTGATATTTGCTGTAACTGATTTGATTGGACTCGCACTATCAAATTCAGGCTTTCCCAGTTCGGATTGACCAGCCTCCGAACTTATACCAAGTTGTTGCTTAGCATGTTCAATTTGTTCCTTCAGTTGGTCACGCTGAGCGGTTTGTTTTGCTAAATCTTCATCTAGCTTTTGTTCTTGTTCTTGTACTTCTTTAATTTTCTGATCTACAGAAGTACGGCGCGGCGGCAAACTGACTTTATCCCGTTTATTTTGTTCTTGAATCTTTGATTGTGCTTCACGGATAAGTTTAGCTACACAACTCACGGCGTTTTCAAATGTTGGCTTATAGACATCACTAAAATCTCCTGATAGCACAATTACTTTGTCGTTCAGTTCGGCCTTGACCACATCTGCTAAAGCACGAACATAAAGTGTTAGCGTAGCGCCACCTGAAAAGAAAAATGCAACTGGTAAAACGCTAACACCAGCAACACGCTTAATTTTGCGAAATTCTGGTGTAACAATCGTTTGGCCTGTTGCTTTTTCTAAAGCCGATTGGATCTTTTTAATGTATGGAGTAGAAGCTGTTACAGCTGCAAGATTAAGACTGCCCATGAAAAATAACCTCATATCAATGAGGTTATTTTGAAATCTATTGGATGTACAATTTGTGCAAGGTTCCAATTTTTAGAACCCTAAAACGAGGAAAACACCCCGCAGGGTGCTTTCAAATAAGACTTATTGGATTATCAGCGAGAAATTTATTACTGATATCTTATTCAATAAGATTAGCTATGTACCTATAATATTAATTACTGCACCACTTGTCAAATTTGTGCAACAGTGAAATTACTAAAAACCTCTAGAAATAACTATTCCACCATGTTGGTGCTTAATTTCTATTAAGCATGAAATTTTCAAAAGACGACGGAACTCTCTCTTAGCCCTTGATAATGGCAGTTCTCTCATATAGGAATAATTTTTATATATTTCGATAGTTGATTCTTGGCAGAACCAATCAAAATGTCTTTTATAACTTGATGATAAATAGTCATCCCTTCTATCTTTTGATATCCAACCTATTAACCGGCATAAACGATGATTCAAGGTCAACATTCTTGAAATGCTTTCACTTGGGGTAGTAGCAGATTCATAGATCACTACTTTTGATTTTTCATGAAGAATCTCAGTAAATTTCCATAATGGCTCGTGGTGAGCAATACGATTTCTTAAAGATAGAACCTGTCTTAACCGAATAATCAAATCGTCTATAGCATTTGTATCCCAATAACTTTTATTTACAGCAAAATGATCTTTAAAACCCTTAAAGAAAACTTCAGGCCAATCAATAGAAGGATGTAATTCAATAAGTTTAATCCAAAAACCAAATGTCTGATTTGCTATAACTTTACCTGGAGTTGGAATGTTTTGTGTTTTAGGAACTAAAGTCGTAATTCCATTAACCTTCTTTTTCCTATGAGTCATTTTTTTTAATATTTTTTGAGTTTCCAAGTTTAGTATATTTTGGTCCATAAGGTACATGTACCAATCATTATCATGTATGTGTCCTTGATTTTTATGCGAAAAATAAAGATACGATAATTCTTTATGTACCATATTACGAAATGCAACTTCAAAAATACTTAACAACTTAAAAAAAGCAGTTGAGAGCGCATCATTCCAAAGGTATACACCTATGCACTCCTCATTATTTTTTAAATTAAAATATAATTTATAACTCTTTAATCGATCAGAAGATAACAAGTCTACGGTATTAGAAATATTGCTAGACTTCATTTTCTCCGAAATCCTATGAATAAATTATTAAATTAACCTACTAATTATATATTAATTAAAGGAATAACTCTATTAACTTGTTCAGTTCTATTATTTTCGCTTTCTCTTTTCAAACGTCCTTCTCAACCATTCCTCTCGATCTTCAACATTCTCAATATTTTTAAGTTTGCGCCAAAATTCACTAATAGCCTTTGAAAATTTAACAACGTCATCATCCGTAATATTAAATGTAGGTTCATATATAAAGTAAGGCAACGGATTATTTTCCATACCATGATAATTTTCTTTTAAATAAAATGGGTACTTGTTACACAGCTCTCTATATGAGCTTCCATTTCCATGCTTAAAAACATTAACAATTACTCTACAAGCATCAAAATCTTTAAAAAACTCTTGTTTTTCGATATCGAATTCATCAGTTTTAAAAAGCATAAATAATTTGTTAACTGGCAGAGTCCAAATTTCATTTCTGACTTGATGAGTACATCCCCACCATCTGGATTGATTATGTAGGAATGAACGAAACTGTTTTTCCCATCTATGATACATTCCCGCAATAACTGAAAATCTGACATTCTGTTGAAGATCACTTAGATTTTGATAAAAGATAATACTTGCATCATATGAATCATAATATAATGAAGAGGAATCATATGGATCTTTATTGAAGTAATGGCTCTCTTTTTCAATCCGCCATTTTTCTTCATATTCATCAGCTTCTTGAGAGATGTTATCAAATTGATTCAAAAGCTTGAGCTGACATTGTTCTAAGTAAAAGTCATTTATTTCTATTAAGTTTTTTCTTAGTTGATCGTACAATTCAATAAGCATCAAATTTCCCCATTATTAAAAATATTTACAACTCATAAAGGAACAACAAGGGAATGAATAATTCAATCCCTTTAATATTCTCTACAAATATTGAATTTATAAGCAACCAGGTTCGTTACCTGATCTACACTCTTGCATATCTTGTAGTTCTTTAATTCTATTTTCTGTCTTTTCCACTAAACATGCATTATGAACAAATGGATATAAAGAGCCCTTTAAAACAGGTGAAGATTGAAATTGGCAATCTTTTTCTTTGTATTGAATCCAAGCTCTTTGAGCCTCTTTTAATTGAAGTTTCTCTGTTGGGTTAAGCTCTTTCATATAATTTGCATAAACGGAATTAATTTTCTGATTTGCAGAATTCAAAACATTTGATGAGCAAGTATTTAAAGCCGATTGATTTGGCAAATTTGAGCATTTATCTATACCAGCAAAAGTAACTGAACAAGTAATCGTGCTCATAATTAAAAAAGTAATTCTCATGAATTTATACATCTAATTGCTCCACTCTTAATTTATTTATATCTATCTTTAGTACATGGTAGCCAATTCAAATCATTTCCTGCAGCATTCTCGTTTTCAGAGCCCCAACACCATCCGCCATTTTTAATATCTACATATAAAGTATCTCTAGCTTCACAACTTTCAATAGTTTCGGGGTCATCACCCGATCCACCACGGCATGAATCATTGAGCTTTTCATATTGGAGAATTTTGTTTTGTATGATTTTAGGAATTTCAGAAGATTGCTTTTTCAAATAGTCGTTAATACCTTGTATTGATAGTTCGCCTGCTTGATAAAAATGAACATATATAATTGGTAACTCTTCAATTTGATTAGTTGTAGGGTTGGTATAAGTAAAAACGTCTGACGGCGCAACAGTGCCCTTAAATGCAATTATGTCGCCTTCTATAACCCTTGCTTGTACATTTGGCTCAAAAACTAAAACAACTAAATTACCGTCAAAATTAGCTTTATTTGCCAGAACCCCATATAAACCAGCTTTTTGATTTATTATTGGCCTTGAGGATGCCAAAGCCAAAGTATAATTATCAACCTTCTGAATTGATTCGATACTCGCAGCTCCTATTAATTTTGTGCCTACATCATAATCATGAAATCTAATTCCTCTATAGGTTTTGTCATCATTTATTAAAATACTTTGATTCAAAAAATCAGATTCATTTAAAGATGTAAAATCATAAGTTGCTTCCGCTTTAACGGGTTCTTGCATTGCTGAGTTAGATCCTTCAGCTGGTTGCTCATTATTTTTATTACAACCAGCTAATGCAAGCATAGTAATTAATACCGTTAAATTTAAAGCTCTAAGAGTCATTAATAAACTAACCTTCTAAGTTTCCCATTCCTATCCCACCAGTTAAAGCATGTGCTAGGAATCTATCATTTACATTCTGACTGATATTACCATTATTACCATTAACAACAACGACTTCCTGAGGATTTGGAGTATTAAGTGGCTGTTTAAAAGCTGGTACTTTTGTTATAGGAGTACTTTTTAGACTAGTGCCACTTGAGCTAAGATCCCTTTTTGAAGTTGGTATATGTGGAGTTTTAGAGCTTAAAACGCCTGAGAGTTTTCTACTTGTTTGGTTATAGATATTCCCTTGCTTTGGCTCAATGCCAGAAGCACTCTTCACTGTTTTAGCTTCTACATCTTTTAATGTTTTAGAGTTATCTTGCTTATCTGTAAGTAGAGATCTTTTGCCTGCATCAACATGGATATTTTGTGCCATTGCTGAACGTTTCATAGCTTCAGCTTCAACTGCTGCAGGTCGTTCATAATATCGGGAGACAATAGCACCGGCTTGATTAGCGGATTTAGATTGTCTTAACTTTTTACCTGCAGATGATTCATTGTTATTTAATTCCCAGTTCACAAAAGCTAATTGTTCTTGATATGAGGATTGACGAATATCTTTACCAAACTTTTGTTTAAATTTTGCTTGTCTATCAGGATGCCATTGACCAATTCCAAAAGCTTTACCATTATCACCAATAGCAGTATGTTTAAAGCCACTTTCTGCTTCAAGATTCGCAACTATTCCAGCAGCTTGCTCTGGTGTCCAATTTCCTCCTTCCTTGCTTGTGAAAAACTTTAATGCCTCATCTCTAGCAGCTGATCGATTAACTGGTTGTGCAATTGTAGCGCCATATTGAGCTACACCAGCATTAGCTCCAAAACCCGGCTTATAAACTCCTTGCCCAATGCCCCATGTGGGAACGCCGTCATGAAATGGATTAAAGCGATTAAATTTATCCTTAATGAAATCTAAGGTATCACTAGCAGTATCTTTAACACCATCTACAACTTTTGATGCTGTACCTTTTGTCAGTTCAAAAGCATTGGTTGCATAGTTAACAAACCCTTTCCAAGCAGTATTAATAATACCTGGTACATCTGCAGCAATTAATGAATCTGTCCACTCTTTAAAATACGGCGCAACTACGGTACCTAGCTTATTCCCAATCCAAGAACCAGCCATACCACCAATTAATGTTCCAACTGGACCAAATAAAGACCCGACAGTACCACCAATTACTCCACCCGCAAGACTACCAACAGTACCGCCTTTTTCTTGTGTACTTTGTTCATTCCAATCTAATAATGATGCACCAGCAGCTAGTGCACCTATGACTGGTAAACCACGGCCAAACTTGAGGACTTTTCCAAGACCCTTCCCTAATTTCCCAATACCTTTTCTACCTTTGCCCAGTACTCCACCTAACAGCCCACTGCCAGCAGATAAGACGGTAGTAAGTAGTTTCCCTAGAGAACCAAGCAAACCGCCTTTAGACGCTAAATTATCAGCAATACGCTGCAATAGTTTTATTTGCTTGCGATTATGATTTTCTTGTTCCCGCGGTAAAGGTTCATTCCGTTTTCTACTACGCATGAATCCTGTTAATGGCCGCATAGCTAGTCCTGCAGCACGGCGAACTGGTGTAAGTAAGTGTCCGACTTCATTGATTGCATCAACTGTAGGATCTACACCTTGTGGAGAGTTCGGCATTACCCCTTTAATCACCGTAGTTATCGTTTGGGCAACTTTACGAATTGATGATTGGTTTTGGGGTTCATTAGGGTTTGATACAAAACGGCCCTTTTCGTCACGCTCAGGAACACTAGGGTTTACAATTTTTGATAAGTCTTCATGACTATTAATTTCTATAGCAGGTTTTAAACTCTTAGGTTGGTTAATATGTTTCTTTTCTACTGTCTTAAGGTCATCAACTGATTGCTCCAATATATCAGCAAAGTCTTTGACCAGCTTATCTGCTACAACAAAAGATTGAGTGATTGGATTTGCTTTTTCTTTTAATAAATCTTCAAAATCTAAAGCTTGTCTATTATTGACAGCATTAAGCATCTTTTGAAATTCAGTTAATTTTGGCTGAGGCTGTGTAAGTTGAACTTTTTGCTCTTCAAAGCTTTGCGTAAGAATATCTATGATCTTCTCAATATTTGAATCAATCGTACTTACTTTTTTTTCAACTCGTTTCATACCAATAATGAAACCAAGTTCATCATAAGATAAAACTGGATTATTGTGATTTGAATCTGTCATAACAAAAATGCCCCATACTGATATAGGGCATTTTGAATCATAATTATTTTTGAATTTTTAAGTGTTCCAACCAAAAATTTAATTAAAACTTAATCTTTAGAAAATAATTATTATGATCCAAAACATCTAATTCAATTTGGTATCCTAGATCGATTAGGGACTGTTGTAACTCATTGACTACTGCCATTGTAGCTCTTGATTTTGATAAGGTGAAAGTCATTTCTTTCTGTCCTTTTGCGGCAAGAGAAGTAATAAATACACCTACTTCTTGTTTCAATTCCTCAAGTGTAGATGGCTGTGCAGATTCTGAGATTTTAGCTGCTTCTGCTGCTGAAATAAGGGTCATAACTTAATACTCTATTTAATTAATGATTTTAAGCACTTTGTAAAATATAAATGCCACATGCATTATAATTAATAGAAAGATAATAATTTCAATGGTGTAAAGTTTTATATAAAATCTATTCATTTTTATCATCTGGCTCTACTTCACCTGCTTCAATTAGCGCTAACTTACGCATAAACGCCTCTTCTTTTTTCTTCTTCATATTAGCTTTAGCGATTGCCATTCTTTCTTCAGCACCCGAAATAACAGAACTACGCCGTGCTTGAACTTCCGACTGGTCTTTAAGATCATCTACATCTAAGCCCCAGAACATTGCTTCTGTCTTGGCAATGTTAGAAATGCTGATACTTTGCTTAACGTTTAAATCTACAACTTGACATATAAGTCCCATCTTGAACTTGACTAATGCTAATTGTTCCTCAGTTGGATTATTTAAATTCAGTACTTCATCTCTAATATGAATAACACTATCGATAGTGTCTGTAATTAACTCTCCAAGCTTATGAGCTCTTATACGGTTGTTTTTGACAACCAAAGCTGACTTTAGATAGTTCTCGTTGACTGTAGAACGGCCACCGTTGTTATGACCACTATTTTTTGAGTTTTGACTATTAAATTCAGCAATATTTGACGTTTTTTTGACAGAATTTTGACTATTACTTTTTTCAGTTTTTTCAGTATCTTGTGTATCTTCTTGACCATTGTTTTTTTTGGTCAATTTTTTAATCTCTTTATTAAGCTCCTGAGCTGTCTTTTTGACTAGAGATTTAGCTTTCTTTTTCCATTTCTCCGCAAGTGCTTTACGGCGTACAACGGATGGCGAAGGCATCTCACAACCGAGTTCTTCGCCAACCTGATCAACTAAACCTTGCCACGTAATCTTAGGAGAAGATTCATAGACTTCTTTTAGCCGGTTCCAAATTTCTTCCGAGTATTCAATCTTGCGAGCCATTAAAGTCTATCCCTTATTCAGTAAATAGACCTATTTGTTTTACTTCAGCTATAGCTTGTTGCTGTAAAGAAGCCTTGCTAAAACGTTTTTTATTTTGGATCAGATCAATTAGAGCTTTTTGCTGTAAATCGTTCTCTTCGCGTTGGAATACATCATCGATAGCCATTTCTAAGTTACGGATTTGTTTCGCACGATTTTGTTCACACTCACGCACTATACGCATGAGGGTGTGAAGTTCAGGTAAAACCTTTTCTTGGATAGACTGTTCTTGAGATAAACATGCTTGAATAAGCCCCTTTGAGGCTTCAAGTAACTCAACCGTTAAGGCTTTAGGGAAAGAAGTAATATGCTGTGCCGCAGCCATACTCAATTGAAATGCCATAGCTTGAGTATATTCACTCATCATTTCACCAAGACTGTTAAACAGAATACCTGCTACAGAAGCTGTTTTATCTAGTTCCGGTTCAATCGTAAAACCAAGAATCCAGTCAGCTGAAACACCATATTTTTGACATAGCAAAGAAAGTAATTCTGCATCTGGCATTAACTTACCATTTTCGATTTCACTCATTCGATTTTTATGCGGTGTACCGAATATTTCTAATGCTACGTCTTCTTGACGTAATTGAGCCATGTCACGCGCCATTGCAAGTTTTCTTCCGATAAGTACTCGACGTTGCAAATCGCTCTTTTTCGCCATTTAAATGCTTCTCCCAGCTAACCAATCAAAATCTACAGTTTTTGACAACCAATCAGTTTCATCAGTAAAAACGCACGAAAGCCAGACACAACCCTCTTCACATGGTTCTGCCAGCTTAATTTGTTCACTTATGAAAATATTGTCGTCTTTGAATAACAAGCCATCACCTTTGACACTATCAATTAGTAGTTTTGGATAGTTATCAATATCAAATCGTGGATAAGTTTTAGCGCTGTAAGAACGAGTTTTAAGTGGTGGCTGAACAATTAACCGTATTTCACAAAGTTGATCGATAGCTTTTAACTTAAGTGCTCTAAACATAGGTCCATATTGTTTTTGAACCTTGTCCTTATACTTTTTAGCACCTACTGAAAGACTATTTCTTTGCTTTCCGTTCTGATCAATTGTAGCCCGCCAAATCTCGTTAGCGCTTAATCCATAAGGCAATTTGATTGTGATGTATTGCTTACCAAAAATGATAACACCACCTGTACTTCCCCTATACACACTATTTTCACCATCATTTTCTTTTTCTACATGGCACGGGAAAAACACATGTTTATTTGAGCTAGCTTTATGCTTTTTAACTTTGTCATTACCTGATGAAACACTGAAATCCTTAAAGAATTCCTGTCTTTTATTATTGGAGAAAAACTCGCTCCACTGACGGCGGTTACTTTTTTTAATCATAACGACCTCAAATCAAGCAAGTAAGATTTACATAAACTTGAAGCTCTTCTTGCATGACATAATCCTTAAAAACACTTAGTTCCAGAATTATTAACCGTTAGATTTATTTAGAAGTACCCTTGTTCCAATTCATTATTTTTGTTTGTAAAAAAATGCTCTCTTTTATATATGCAAAATATATTGATCCTCAAAAAAACATCGAGCTGGTCCTACTTACCAATGTGTCAGCACTTTTAGGATAGGGGCCCCTATCATTTCCTTCTTTTTAGTAATTTAATATCCAAACCCTTTTTACGTAGGATTTGCATCACACACCAAAATTTTAAAGGCCACATCTAGTTTCCCTTTATTATAAAATTATTACCTAGGGGTTGTTTAGAAATCTAAAACTTTTATAACTCTTACTCAGAAATTCTCTTTTTCATCAACCATAAATTACATAAAATATTATATTTATCCACAACTTAAATAAGCTTGATTCTTTAATTGATAAACTCACTAGAATAATATTTCTTAAAATAATAGGAGTATATTGACAGAAAAAAGCTAAAATATTACTCTCTAAAAGTTTTCTTCATAAAAAAGCATCAAAAAATGAAAACTATCATCGTAGCTTTTGTACTCTCAGCAATTTTGATCATTCTATCATTTTTATTTTACATGATTATAAAAACCCATTATAAGAAATAACAAAGAATTAAAAAAGCTCATTTCCGAACCAGAAATGAGCTTATGAAATCCACATAAACCTGAAATACTAGACCTCTTGCGAAAGTCGTTATTGCAAGTTCATCCGATTTACCAGTGCAGCGATTAAGTTAATGCGTAAACCGAATCTTTTCCGTCTATTTCGATAGCGTTC